TTACGCACTACTTGTTCTTCTTGCCCTATAGCGTCTGAATAAGTTGATACATCTGTTACAGCAGTATCATAAAGATTTCTTTGTTGTTTTAGATCTAAAAATTTAGGAGTAACATTTTCAGTAAGACCGGTTTTAGCAGCTTCTACTAAACTCTGTTTAGGCTGTCTTACTCTCTCAAAGCTTTGTAAGTCAACAGGAGCCCACGGATTGTTCTCTTCTTTGAGCTCTTTTTTCTGTTCTATTTTTTCTTTTAGCTTTGATTTGAAATCATTAGTTAACTCACTCCGTACTTTTACATTATCGTGGAATGATTCAACCATATCTTCAAACGCTGATAAGAACTTATCTGACATAATTATCCTCTAAAATTTTCTAATTATGATATTTATCTATTCATATTCTCTCTACATATAGAGCTTGCCATGCATGCAACCTCTTTTAAACCATCTGCGAGCAATGAGAGCTCATTGAGGACAACGTTCTTCCACATAACAACGTTATCTATCTGGCTTTGTACTAAGAATACAATTATTGCTAGTGACATTCCTATAAGGAAACTATTATATGACCATTTAAGATATTTGTATTTACTAAGAGCTAAAACTTTTCCTTGTCCATATATATCTCCTGCGAGAGAGTCATATATTTTATCATCAGTCATTAGCCTACCAGCATAATGTTCTTTATATTCATCAATAGGTAGATGAGCAAAATGACCAAAAAATAGAGGATTAAACCAAGGTGAATCTCTATCTAGTTCTGTACTCCCAGTCACTTTAGGATAAGCCGTCTTAGGTATAATAGCAAAGATTGCAAATAATAATGTAAAGAAACAACCACATGCAAAAGTTAATAGAGGCCATTTCATTAACTCATTACCAAGATTTGCAATCGTTACTGAAAAAACAATTGATGATACAGTAATCATAATATTGGCTTTTGCATCTGCCATCAATCCTAATCTCATCTGATTACCATGATTGATGCGTAAGATGTTATCTACCGCAGTACGGTCTTCTGGTATCTTAGCAAAAGGCCCTAACTTTTCTTCTTTCATTAAAGTCTTTCGTTTAAATCTGCCTCACAGAAAGTCTCTGGCAATCCTCCACTACAATTAAGGTATGTAACTTTTACTTTACACATACCACTAATATAGGTACAAGGAAAGTGCGTCTTTGCATATTTTTGTTTCTTTATAACGTCATCAATAAAAAGTACTTGTATATAAGCTACCAATGCAAAAACATTTATGAAAGATAGAACTTTTAGAAACTTCATAAATTATTAAACTTTTTTTGCTTTCTTACCTTTACCACTTGATGCTTGACCGCCATGTCCTTCAGGTACAGATTTTGTAACCTTAACATCTTCAGCTTTAAGCTCTTGCTCTTCGCCATTAACATTTACCCAATAAGTGGTAATAGTACCATCTTCAAGTAAATCATGATCTTCTACTTTTAATTCACCCAACCTTGGATGATAGATGTGAGTCGCTCAATCATGATGAATAGCTTTATCTGCATTTTGTTTATTGAGATCTTTATTTGCCTCATCAATAAACTCTTTATAAGATTTTAGCATAAATTCCTTATTTGTTGTTATTATGTTTCCTTAGCACTTTAAGATATTCTTTTATAGAATGATCCCTAGCATCTATTTTGGTGAAGTCTCCTACAGGGTGATCTTCATCCCATTCTAAAGTTGATGCATTAATTCTCATGCCCCAATGTACATATGGAAACGGAGGAAGAAAAGGTACAGGATCTTGTTCTAAATAAACTCTAAAATGACCATCAGTCCATCTCTTCTGAGCTGTCACCGATGGAGATCCAAAAGAATATATTTGGACTTCGTATGCATCATCCTCAAACCATAAACCTAATATTTGAGCGACAGCTCCACCTAAACTGTGACCAGTTAGAATGATGGATTCTTCTAATGCATGATTTGCTATTATTTCATTTCTGAGCTTTTCAGCGGCGTCCCTAAACCCTCTATGAAGTTGAACTCCAAGTTTTTTATCTCTGAATGGTCGGGCGTCAAGGTCCGTGAGTACATTTCTACCATTATTAGTGCCCCTAATACTAATAATAGTAACGCCCCTATCATGCACCACTTTGTAAGCGAATTCATTATCTTCTATCTCCTTACCATCATCGTAGATTGTTTCACAATATTGAGCCATTTCGATAAGAATACTTACATCTACGGGTAAGTTTTCTTTAGTACCGTTTGCACCGCCCATATTTAAAAATTGATTTGTGGATAAACAACTAGTCAGTAGTAGAACTATGCCTACTATTATGAACTTCAACTTCATCTTTTTTTCTCCAAGCAGTAGCTCCCAGAATGGCACCAAAAGACAAATGAAGCATTGCACCGGCTTGAAGTGTTAATGGCTCCCATCTGGTTGTTTTACAATCTAGACCCTGCGCTAAAACATCTGCGCAAGCATCAAACATTAAAAGATTCCACCAAAGAGGACCAACAAAAAAATCACAAAGACAAATGAAGAGATAGACTATTGCAGCCCAATCTCTCCAGTACCTATTAATAATTCTGTTTATACTCATACTAACTAATTATTTATTTTTTCTTTGCCTTTGATTTCTTTTTAGAAGCAACTTTGGCTAGCACTTCTACTACCTTTGTCTTAGTAGATGAAGACTCTACTACAGGGACAGGAGTTTGTACTGGTTGAGGAGTAGATTCTTTTACCTCAACGTAAGGTCTATCTAAATGAACAGGAAAAGCTGGATGATGAGATTTTTCTGCTAATAGTTGTACTAACAGATCTTTGTTACCTTGTAAAGTAACTTCAGCATCTTCTCTAGCAGTTTTATGTCCTCTCATAGTATGAAAGGTAACTCTTTCAGTCCAATGTTCAATCGCTTTTCTGCAATTAGTTATTCTATCATCCATTTCTTGTCTTGCTGCTTCCAAATCCATCTGATTCCTATTTAAGTGGAGGGGCATATAACAAGCCACCTTTAGTGTATAGTTTATTAAGACCTCTTTTCAACCCTAAAGGTGAATCAGGTCCTACATTTCTGTTATAAATTTGTTCATAGTTGCCAACATACTTTATAATATAATAAGACCATAATGGATCTAAACCTAGCATTTCTCCTAAGCTGTTATACTTGTCACCATCTCTTTCACCCATTAATCTTTGAATTAGAGGATCTTTATTCTCAAAAAATTTATCTACATTCTCAGAAGTAATTCCCCATTCTTCTGCTAAGAATATAACGTAAATAGTCCATCTTACAATATCAGACCATCTTTGATCTCCATACTTAACAACTGGACCTAATGGTTCCTTAGAAATAATCTCAGGTAATATTATATGCTGTTTTGGATGTTCAAAACTTAATCTATTAGAAGCAAGTCCTGATCTATCAGTTCCGTACATATCACAGTCTCTATCAAGATAAGCATCTTTAGGTCTTCTTGTTTCATCTAACTCGATAGGAATATATTTTATATCATGCTTTTCAAAAAAGTCTTTTATATTTTGAGCAGCAGTTCCTGATCCTGCAAAACATACTCTAGCACCGTTCATTTGTTTTGCAGATGATACGCCTAAAGTTTTTCTTGTAATAAAACCTTGACCATCATAATAAGTTGTTGGTAGGAATTCTAATTTTTTATCTACGTTTCTACTAAATGTGTAAGTAGTAGCAGCTGATAACATATCAATGTCACCATTAATTAAAAAACTAAATCTAGTTTTACCATCTACTACAACAAACTCAACTGCATCTGGATCTCCAAATACAGCAGCTGCAACAGCTCTACACAAATCAACATCAAAACCAAAGTATTTAAACCCTCCATGCTCATCATCAAATCTTTGTTCTGAAAAGCCTGGAAACTCTTCTTTGGTTCCACAGTTAACATAACCTTGATCTAATACTCTTCGATATGTTGATTCAAATTGAGGAAAGTATTCTTTTTCGGAGGTAGGCTTAGATGATCCGCGCATGCCATCATCTAATTTTACCATTTGCATAGCACCATCAGCATCAGATTCTTCTACTTCAAAATTATCTACTGTATCATTTATAGGTTTTACTTTTAAATCTTCATCATCAATTGTAAAAGAACGAGGAAGGTAAAATACATCACCTCTATCTAAATTCCTATCCCAGTTCTTATCTCCAGTTAGATCAGCCATAATAGAAAGAAATTGACCTCTGTCTGTAAAGCCAGATGCTTGCATCATTCTTTTCAGATCAAGCCTACCCATTACATTAAATAGAACCTCTATCTTGATAAAGTCAGTATCATTATCAGACTGAGCTACTACCTTACCTGGAAGTATTAACAGTAATGCTAATAAGAGGATCTTTATCATTGAAGCGCTCTATAGATCTCCAATAATTCAGGGTCAGGAAGAGGTGTGGCCATTGTATAATATCTTTGATGACCTACTGCCATGAATGCTTTTATATCAGAGAATGATGGATACTTAGATAAAAGATTATGTAAAAGATAATCGGTTTCTAAATGACAAGAAGCGCATTGATTATCTCTAGCAAAAACTCTGGTAGATTTCTTAAATCTTTCTGACTGTATCAATACAGAGTTTAAATCTTTTTCTATAAAACCAACTTTAGTATTAACATCCGGTATAACCATAAAAATTAAGTAACCAAGTAAACCTATAATAACGTATATCCATATTTTACTTGTAGCAACAATGTCTTTAGTTTCCACTTCAATCTCTTTCACGTTTTCACTTTGACCAGGATTTTTCTTTGGAGCTTTTTGTTCAGCCATTATTGACCTTTCTCTGCAGCTTCATCTAGCTTCTTTGTGATCTGTTGTGTGAACCACTTTAAAACTATCGGAATGCTTACATTAGAGGTTAAACCGAATAAAAAACCTACCGGATATCTAAAAGTATCATATGCTGCTATTTGAGGAACATTCTCAAATACCAGCCAAACTAATATATAACCAGTAACAGACATACCCATGTTAATAAACAGGTCAAACAAGACCATGTACCACTTACCACCATATTTGTGTTCATTATCAGCGCGATAATTAAATAAGAATACAAAGAAGGCAGAAAATAATACCATTAAAATCATGGTTATGTTAAGAGGACTTAACAAATTTTCCATTTACCCTACCTTATTATTTTTCAATAGTTTCTGTAATTCAGCCGTACTTCCTACAAACAATGCATTTGTGACGTTCTGAGGAGAAGATACGGGATCTTCCTTTTTTATGTCTTTCACTTGCTTATGCATGTTAATCAACTCTTTATTGGCATTGGTCAATTTATCCATTAGTTGACCAACCACTTCGTAAGCTCTAGGATGTTCTGTTTCCTGAGCTACATGAAGAATACCTTCCATTGCATCCTGACCACGCTCTATAATACTGTATAGATTCTCTCGCGTATATTGGAAATCTGTATTGGTATCGTTACCATTAGTTTCTGGAGTTTTAGCTTTCACAGGTTCATTCTGTGCAGATGGAGCTATTTCAAAGACTTCATCTAATTTCATTTCGACCGATTTAGGATCGACTTTTTTATCTATAGGGTCTAAAGTTTCAAGTTCATCCATTTCTGTTACCAAATGCGTTTACGTCTAACGTACCCATAAGTGTCCTCTCCGGTAACCGGATCAAATTCCAATCCTTCAGCAAAAAAGTCTCTAGTTACTGTAGGCTCGTAATTTTCATCCCCGGCTGGTACGTCCGGACTAATTACTGACTTAACTCTCGATTTGACTAATGCACTATTTATATCAGTTCGCGTGGATTCTAATAATATTTTTGTGCCATCTTCATTAAGTAGCTCATCTTGACCCTTTCCAAAACCTGTATCAGACTCTAATAACAAATGTTCTGCTGGGGTTGCTCCAGGATCTCTATGTGGCATAATATGAAAGTTAACAATACTAGTTCTTATTAATGAAGTACTAACATCATCACTTCCATCACCAAAGCCTTTACCTTTAATGTTTGGATATAGATAACCTCTTACTGTGAAATCTAATGTCCAAGTTATAGCCCTTCTTGTTTGAAAATCACCTTCATACGAATCTTCTACATTTACACCATTCAATATAATAGGAATATCTAATTTAATTCCCATTGTTGGAAGAGCATTAATTGTTACTGTAAAATCAGGCTGAAAAAATGGTAATATTTGCTCAATTATTTGAGTACCATCATCCGCATTTTTTACAAAACATGATAATGTGAAAGCATAATCATAAGGAACTGGACTCTTTACTACTCCTAATTCTCCATTCCTTACCGCTTTCTTTTGATTTAGGGGATGCAACATTCTCTCGGGACTATAAGACATAGAAGTCATCTCGAAGCCCATCCTCGGCAGTTGCATCCCCACTTTTCTGTCTAAAGCAGCATCACCTGTTATCCGAGTTAAAAACTTTTGCTTAGGTCCATATGCTAAAGGAACTTTAATATTTTCAACTACATTACCAGAACTATCCTTTCTGTGAATATAGATATCATTAAAGATTGTTCCAAAAATAGAAACATACTTTCTTGATAATCCATGATACCAATATGTTCCTAACATTAGAAGCTTCCCTCACTAAATGGATTTCCTTCACTAAAATCAATAATACCATCAGCAACTGTCTGAATTGTAGCATTATTAGCTTTAGGATCATTTGCAAATTCAGTTGCAGTTGCACCTAAGTTGGCAGTAGTATTTGAAGTCGCTCCTGTAATTTGTTCTGTAGCGCTAAACGTACCAACTATATTTGTAAGTCTAATTATATTTCCTGAATCAGGAGTAGTTATTTTTAATACTGTAGCAGTAGCTCCTGAATTAGTTCCTGTTACTGTTTCATCAGTTGTAAATACATCTGAGTTACTACTGAAGGTATATTCTACTGCGTAAGCATTCTCTACTTCTACTTCATCTATTGCTTCTATTCCTGTATCAATATCTTCATCACTATACTCAAATAATTCGCAAGATAGATCATATACAGGAAGCTTTCCTAACTGATAAAAGACTGATTCGTGATCGACAAATTGAATTTCAAATAACTTTTTAGTAATAGGAAACCATATCAAATCACCTTCATTAGGTCTAGTTGATATTCCTGTTCCATCCCAAGTTCTTCTTGCGACAGTAAAAGTTATCTGCTGTCTTATTTCTAACCCAAACCTTCCAACAAAAGCTCCTTCACCTGCAAATCCATCTGTATTTTTAATATACATTTCTATTGGATAAGCAGAATCAAAAGAAGAAGTAGGATCTTCACCCATAAGATTATCTACATTATTTTGTGTTCTTGGTAAATAAGAAACATCATGTCCATATATCTTAATGGACTCAACCATTAAGTCTTGTAATAAATGTTGCTCATTATTATGATCAAAATTAGAAAAAAAGTTACTTGTTGCCATTTTATCCTACCATAAAGTCGTCAGGCAATTGATACTTAGAGTAAATCTCATCATCTAATAATTGAAGTTCTGTTGTAGCATCATCGAAGATCTGTCTTCCATTAAGAGTAGTTCCTCCTGGAAGCTGTACACCTTCAAATTTAATTAAATTCAAACCCCATTGTCTTTTGAATAAAGCTGTAGTATATTTCTTTAACCAAAGATCATTATATGCATCTGTAAGATCTTCTGGATCAACAGCTCTATAACATTCAAACAGTAAATATTTGTCTACTGTTAACTCTTTGCTCCAATCTATATCTAGGTAAATCTTATCTGAGTGTCTATTGAATCTGAACGAAGGAGATTGATTAAATAGATTTTCTATTAAATCCAAATGTTGCATAGCAATAGTATAGCCGGTTAAGCTTTGTCTTCCCAAATCAAATATGTCATTTAATCTTAATTGATATCTTACATCGAACATATTTGTTGGAGAAGAAGTTGATTCAATAGGATGTACTTTTATAACACTAATAGTAGATTCACCAACAGTAATATATTCGTTATCAATGTCAGTTTGTGTTACTTGATGCTTTAGATAGATTCTCTCTGTACCATCGTAATGGTAATCATTCCATACCTGTATAGCTTCATCAATGCGATCTTCTAATTGATCTTGATCAACATTAACTTCTATAACAGGATGACCTAAACTTCTAAGGCAGTAATCTTTGAGTTGTGTTCTTGTTTGTGGCTTTGCCATTTATCAGTCCCTACAAAACGAGTATATATGTATATTCTATTTATCGCCAAGCTGGTCCTGAGATCCATGCCACTAAGGAATATCTTGTATTTTTTGTTACGGGGAGTACTCTGTGCTCAATAAAGCTGGGGAATATTAATACGTTACCGGGCTCAAAGTTAATTTTTTTTCTTTTCTTTCTGAACATTATTTCCATATCACCTCCTTCAAATTCTCCTTCATTTAAAGGTATACTTAGTGATAATTTACGAATGTTGTTGTATTTTTTATATGTGTTAAGCACATCATCATCTTTATGCCATTCATAAAATTCATCTACTCTATATCTTGCTAACTGACAATTAATAGATGAATAATCTAAATCATAATTATATATTTTATTTTCTTGTATAAAGATTTCTTTTATTTTAAATACAACTACTTTTTTAAAATCTGATAAATCTAAACGCCAAATATCAAACAAATAAACATCAGACTTTCTAAATTCATCTTTACCATTTACAGTCAAACCTTTTGTAAGATTTTCACCTAATTCATCTATTATTTGTTTAGCGTGTCTAAAAAACCAATCACTTTTTATTCTTCTATATGGAGGTTTTCTATCTAACTGTTTACTATCTTGGGCCATACTTAACGCCAGCGGGGCTTTTTTCTAATTCATCTTTTATATCATCATTTAACTTCATACTTTTAATCTCATCTTTAACACTATCCCACCATTCATTACTATCTGCCATATCTTCTTTACTAATAAAACAGCCTTTATTAAAAGATGATAAACTAAAATCATCTTCTAACATTTCATTTGACATTTGATTATCATCAATAACAAAAGCAACTGTAGCTCTTAGGCATTCTGTACCTGCACAATGCCATGAATAACCTTCTTTATCAGTTATTCCATGTCTATACCAATCAAATGATTTTACATTCCATCCTTTATGATCTGGTATATCAAAATAATAACCTTTGGTGTTATTAAAATATCTAAAAACTCCTTCACCTGTTTTAGACCAAGTAAATATTAAATTACGTCCCGGTACATCAGCATTATGATGCCAAGCTAAGTATCCTCCAGGAGGGTAAATTGCACTTAAAGCTTGCTTTCTTCCAGTTATTCTTTTACCTAAGTCAGTAGCAAGATCTGCTATGTAATGATCTCTTTTTCTTTGATCTAAATCTAAAAGTAAGTCGCATATCTTTTGATGCCAAGGGGGTCCGGGTCTTACTTGCTTACTAAAAACTTCTCTATAATTATCAC